ACCGCAACGTCCTCTCCAAGCAGGACGTGCTCTCGGTCGACTACCACGGCGCCTACCACGTGATGGGCACCAAGTGGGGTTCCGCTTCCGACAACCCGACCAACAGCGGCCTCGCCACTGCTGGTAACTGGACCGCCACCTACGACATCGACCTGATCCCCCTGGTTCAGCTCACCGTCAACAGCCCGCTGGACACCAGCACCATCTGATCTACCGTTTACTCGGTAGAGGGACCAACGGCCCCACCTTCGGGTGGGGCTTTTTCATTGCCGCTACACTGTGAGAAATAGTTTGCGTTAGTTGTGGCCGCTACTATCAACGCCACATTGAGTAGTTCCACGGCCAACAGCTATGTAACGCTGGCCGCCGCCAACTCATACTTCGAAACCGTCCCCAGCTCCAGCACCTGGGATGACAAAACCGACGACCAAAAGAACCGCGCCCTAATTTCCGCCACCCGCTGGATCGACAGCCTCAATTTCTACGGCGACCGCTGCGATAACGACCAAGCCCTCAAGTGGCCCCGCAACAATTACCACGTCGACCAAGTCGAGCTGACCTGCAGCGTCATCCCAGCCGACATCAAATACGCCACCTACGAACTGGCACGAGCCCTCGCCAACGACACTGGCGCCATCACTGATGCCACCGGCGAAACCGGCCTCTACGAAGCCGTCAAACTCGGCGAAATGGAAGTCAAATACAACACCAAAAGCCAAGCCGTCGGCACCATCAACAACGTCTTCGACGTATACCCCTGGCTCCAGTCTTACCTGGGCGCCTACTGCCTCGGAGGTAGCGGCGGTTATCAAGTCCGCGTCGTAAGAGGTTAATTATGGCCGGCACCCTCGACACTCTGTTCAAAAGCGTGGCCAAAACCTTGGTCGCAGACTTTGGCACAGCCCTCGACACCACAATCACCTACACCCGTAAAACCGCCCCCACCTACGACGTAGACACTGGCGCCCTATCCACCACCAACACCAGCTACTCCAGCATCAAAGTTCCCATCGAATTTGTGGTTTCCGAGGAAGAAGAAGGCCGCGAACAACGCCAAGCCAAGGTTTACATCAGCCCCAACCTGATCGACAACAACCAACCCACCCTCCAAGACGAAATCATCCTCACCTACGCCGGCTCCACCCGCACCGCTCAAATCACCGACATCCGCACCTATCGCGGCGGCCAAACCTACCTCTACATCCTGCTGGTGCGCTTCTAATGGCAGGCCGCAACATTAAAAATTTAAAAGCCGATATGCGGGCTCAACTAACTGCAGACTTCAACGCCCTTATTCAACTTGCAGTGGAAGAGCTTGCCAGACCAGAAGTAAGTCCAGTTCTGACCGGCTTTTTTGCATCTAGCTGGAAAGCAGCAACCACAAGACCACGCGCACAGGATGAACGCGAAAACTTTTCACCGTGGGACAAGATCAAGACAGAAACTATAAATAAACGAGTCCAGCTAGCTCCTGGCGAGCAGCCTGTCATTCAACCTCGACACCCTGTACCACAGTTCAAACTCAGTCAGTCAGTATTCATTGGCAACACAGCAAAGTACGCAACAGATGCTCTTGCCTCTCCTAAAAACAAGATTCCAGACTTTGTCCAAGGTGAAATGAACGACTTAGTCAAATCAGTCTTTACAGACAAAGGTGCCCCACGTATTCGTGTCGCCTCTGGTCAAGGCCAAGGCCGCCGTGGCCTATTCGGCTTATTCGGCGCCACAGAGAAGTATGTTTCTTACGAAGTCCCCGGTGAAAAACCATGAGTCTTGTAAATACCCGTGCTGCCTTTGAAAAAGCTGTAACGGATGCTGTCAGCGCTGAAGACGCCAGTGTCCTTATGGTCTATGACAACACTCCCTTCACGACCCCAGGAAAGACAACCAAGTACATAACCCTATCGGTCAACTTCAACCGCTCAACACTCCAAAATATGGGTGGATCCAGCGATTTTTACAGTGGCGTAATCACCTGCCGAGTACATGTCCCCAAATCAGCTGGAACGGCAGCACTAGCCGCTATCGGGGAGGCAGTTATTGACGGGCTTACTTCTGTGAACGCCTCCGGCTATACGGACACATACAGCTGTGACCCCCGTGTACTGGACGTAGTAGGGCCTATCCCTCTCGACGTTGAGGATCGGTCGCACTTTATTGGGCTGATCTCTTGCCAGTTCACCGCAAACGCCTAGTGTATTATTGAACAAACAGTCGAGTTCCAATGCGAGCCGCCGAACTGCTCCGTAACAAATTCGGAGTCAGCCAGCTCTACAAGCACGAAGTCAAAGTCGGAGGCGAAGTCGTACTGGAGGTGTACTGGCACCCCCTCACCATCGCCGAGCGCGAATCCATCAGCAAAAAGAGTGACTCCGAGGACGCCAACGAGTTTGCCCTCAATCTGATGATTGAAAAAGCCCTCGACAAGGATGGTAAGCGCCTATTCGCTGACGGCGACCGCGCCACCCTCCGCCGCGAGGTCGAGGCCAGCATCCTCCAGGAAATCCAGCTAGCCATGCTGACCTCCGGCACCGAGTCCAAGGTGGAGGAAGCGAAAGCCGCCCTGAAAAGCCAATAAGGACTGGTTCTTCATCTACTTCCTCGCCAAAGAGCTGGGCCAGACAGTAGCCCAGCTCTCGCGGAATTTGACTTCTGAAGAATTAGTCGGCTGGGCAGCCTTTTTTGAGCTGCGCAGCGAGGAGGAGCAAAAGGCGATGGATCGCGCCAAAATGCGATCCGGAACCACGACAATGTAGTCGCAGTAGACTGGGGCACAAGACCCTGCCGTACCACAGTGGCCGAGTATAACGTCGATATTCAGGTACGGGCGAAAACGCAGCAGGTTGAGAGTCAGCTCACCAAGCTCCAGCAACAACTGGATCGCTTATCCCGTGCTGCTACCCGCCTTGACTTTGGTGCACCAGAAAGGGTAATCCGTAGCGTAGGTAATACGGCCAGAACTGTAGGAACAGAAATTAAAAATGTTTTTGGTAGAGGTCTATTTGCGGGGGCAGTTTTAGGTGCCGGGCAACTATCCACAAGTATTACAGATGTAATTAACAAGTTTGGATTTTTAGGTAAAACCGCCGCTGGCTCTATAAATGCGTCTCTGGGTGGTGTACCTGAGCTCGTAGGAGGAATACTAAATCAGATTGGGCACATTCCCAATGCCATGGGTCTTGCAGCTGTTGCTGCAATGGCTTTTGCACCCCAACTTCTTAAGGCTTCTTCCGCCGCCGTTGGCCTTGGTGCAGCTGTAGATAAAGCAGTAGGAAAACAAGTAACGGAGAATATCGCTGGAACAGTAGCTCAATTAGACGGCCTAAAGATGGCCGTAGATGCCGCAAAGACTTCTTTCGCGGAGCTAATTACAGGTTCTACGCTTAATCAACTCAATGCTCAATTAAAAGATGCAAACTACCAAATCGGCGAGTATCACTCATCGACAACTGAGGCAGCAACTGCAGCCGCCCAGCTTGTAGCTGTACTTAAAGCGCAAAAAGCTGAACAGCAAGCTATAAATACCCTAGTTCGATCTGCTCAAGGTCTTAGATCAGAAAGCGAAGAGCGTCGGGCAACTAACACTTACAACGTAATCCAGCGTCGCAAGAAGTTCTTACAGGACGAAGCTGCTGCAGCGGCACAAGCTGCTCAAGATATACGCGCCCTCGAACAAGCCGAAAGCAATGCAGCTCGTACCCGACTGGCAGAACAAGCCAAAGCTAAGGCCGACGCGATCATCCAACAAGCAAACGCAACCCGTGAAGCACAGCAAGCACTCCAGTCACTGGAGCAGACAGAAAGTGCTGCCGCAAGAAGTCGTTTAGCCGCCGCAGCAAAAGCACGAGAAGAGCGGGCAGCTTTCCTGGCTGGTGCGCCGGCAAGTCAGTTCCCCTTCGGTCCACAACCTAGATCTACGCGCCGCAGATTTACTAACGACGTTTCCGCAGATAGGGCGGAGCGAGCCCTACGCGCTAAGGAGCTAAGGCAGCTGTACGAACAAGAAAAAGTACAACTTATCGAAATAGATCGACTTCGTGATCAGAACGCCACCAAGCAAATATCAAGACTTGAAAAAGTCGGAAAAGCTATAAGAGGGAGTCTTAGCTCTGCTGCAATCGGTGGCGCTTTCCCACTGCTGTTCGGTCAAAGCCCACAGGCAGCGGTAGGTGGCGCGATTGGTGGACTTCTTGGTGGACAAGCCGGGGGGTTTGCCGGTTCGTTACTTGGTACGGCTCTTGGTGAGTTGGCAGCCGCTAAAGAGCGTACTAAAGAACTCGCGGCAGAGCTTGGATTTAGTTCTCAACAAGCGCAGCAACTAGCTACAGCATTTGAAGCCGCAGGACGCAATAGTGACCAACTCCAAGCTGCTATAACAAACATCCAAGGTTTAGGCTTGTCTGTAAATGAAACAGCATCGGCTATTCGCATTTCCACAGAGCTTGCAGACGAATACGGCGGAAAAGTAGATAAAATTGCTCAAGCATTTGCGGACACCCTTGAAAGTGGAAAAGTCTCAATTTCTACGCTGAATAAATTCACTGCGCAAGGAATTCCAATCCAAGATCAACTTGCAGCCAAGCTAAAAGTTAGCCGCTCCACACTGCTGGAAATGGCCAAGGATGGCAAAATATCAGTGCAGCAAGTTACAGATGCGCTTGTTGAGCTGGGACAAACAGCGGAATCTACAACAAATAAGTCTAAAACAGGTTTTGATGAGTTTGTTAAGTCTGTCAAAAATTTAGCAACTGCTATTGCAGATGCTGCCGGAGTAATACTTAAAAATCTTGTACCTGCCTTAAATCAAGTGTTAAATAGGTTGGCTTTAATTATTCAACAGGCAACCGCAGCTCTTAGTAAACTGAGCGATATTCAAGTAGGGCAGGCATACTCTGGCATATTTAAGGCTGCACAAAATAGAGGAACACTATTTGGACTAACGGTATCTAAAACTAATGTCGATGATTTAACTGCCGGTCTCAAAACTTTGAAGCCTGCAACTGCTCAAAGTTCAGCAGAGATTGCTAAATTCCGGCAGGTTTTAGAGGCCGCTAAGATTGAACTTACTAAATACAACGGCGCTATCGGTGAATACGCTGTTAAAACGGCTCAACCTGAAATTACACGCTTGCAAAAAGAAGTAGCAGCTCGTGAAGCGTTACTTCCTAAGGAACCTGTCACCCCTACCGGAATAGAAAGTATCCAGGCCCCTTCACAAGTAACCGGAGGCACTGGCGCAGGTAAAGACAAGAGTGCAGATAAAGCCGCAAAAGAGTTAGAGCGAATGCAAGAAGTTGTCCGGGCCCAAGGTTTAATTACTCTTGAAAACCAACGGCAACTGATGTTCAAAGATGCGATCTTCAAAGCCGAGATGGCAAATGATCCTGCCCTGGCACGGCGTCTTCAAGGCGAACAACAACTGCTCGAATGGGGCATTGAAACTGCAAATCTTTTAGAAAAGGAGAAAAATACAAACGCCCAGCTAGCTATTGCTAGAGCTCAGCAATCTAAACAGGCCTTAATACTACAAGAAACAGAACAAGCTTTGCTGCAACTGGATCTTCAGCGCAACGCGGCAGGTTTTAATACACAGACGCAGCTACAGCAGGAGGCGTATATTTTAGATCAGACATTAAAAGGTAAAGGCGCACAAGCCGAGCTAGAAGTTGCCATTGCTAACACGATTAAGGATCTGCAACCGGCACAAGCTGCCGCCGTTGCCGATCAGATGCGTAAAAACGCAGCAAAAAGAGAAGAAATTGCACTGCAGCAGGAACTAAATAGTCTTGTGACTCAACTTGGGACTACTGCTTCACAGGTCTTCGAAGATCTCATATTTGGTACTAATTCTTGGCAACAAAGTCTTGCCAATGCTTTGAATACCATGGCCACGGCGTTATTCCGCTTTGGACTTAATACTTTGGCTGACATGGGAGACCCCTCCGGTCAGGGCGTTGGAATTCTCAGTATTCTTACCGGCCGTTTTGGTAAGCGTGCCAACGGTGGCCCCGTTTCCGCCGGGTCTCCTTACCTCGTTGGCGAGCGCGGCCCCGAGTTGTTCATGCCCCGCACCAGCGGCAGCATTTATCCCAACAACGCAATGGGTGTAGGCGGTTCCAACATCGTAGTTAACGTGGATGCCACTGGAACCAATGTCCAGGGCAACCGCCCCGATGCAAATAAACTTGGGCAGGCAATCGGTGCTGCTGTCCGTGCCGAATTGATTAACCAGCGTCGTCCCGGAGGCT